AAATCATTTTCTTTATTATAAATTTCATATTATATTTTCCAGACAAATCTCTTAGCAATGATGAAAACATTTTTTTAATTTTTTCTTTTGGTTTATTATATATTTCTTCAGCCAATTTGTTGTTAAACACATTTTTCGAAGGCTTCATTGTAAGTAGTTCTTTAATTTCTTTTTCTGCCTTCTTGTCTTCTTTTTTCATAGTGCCAATAATCTTTTTCTTTAGATTAAACAGTATTTTAAATATCTTATCTAATCCTGTTTGATTAGGATTTTTTACAAATTCTTGATAGTAATCTATCAAATATTTTTTTCCCATTTTTTCTGATTCTATTGAAGCGAAAACTATATCTAATTTTTTCTCTTTTTCAATTTTTTTAATAAGTTCGTCTAATCTATCTAAATTAATGTCAGAAGTAAATAAAGTATTTTCAATTTGATTCTTGAGTTTTTCTGCTAATTCTTTGTTTTTAGGCTTATTTTCTTTTATTTTCTCATCTATTATTTCTTCTAAAGATTTAAGAAAAGTATCGATTTTTTTACTTCTTTCCTTTTTACTACCGCTAGTTAAATAAAGAATTAACTTTTTTGCTGATTTAGTTTCTCTTATAGTATCTAATTTTGATTTAATAGGTTTATATTCTCTTAGAACTAAATTAACTGTTTCAACAAATTTTTCAGTTTCCTCTGTTAACTTTTCAATTTCTTCTGTTGATTTTTCTATTTCTTTAGTTAATTTTTTATTTTCTTTTTCAAGTTCTCTAATGTCTTCTTTGAGTTCTCTAATTAGTTTTGGTGAGTCTGCGAAATCCTTTTCAATATTTGCTTGTAGTGCTTTAATTTCACTGGTATTTTTGCTCTTAGTTCTCAACAATTTTTTTCTTTCTTGTTCTTTATCGGATATTACTGATTTTTTCTTTCTTATATCTTTTTTGATATCTTCCATCTTTTCTTTCAGTTCTTTTTCTTTTTCAAGGTCTTCTTCGCCAGCAGTTTCCATACCTAATATAATAGATTCTATTTCCTTAATATTAAAAATAAACGGAGACAAATCATCTTCTATGTCTTCAAATAGGTCTTCTTCTTTTTCTTTTAACATTGATGAAAATTCATTAATAGTATCAAAAAGACCCTCTAATTGTAAAACTAATTTAATTTCTGAAGACCTATCTTTTATTTGCTTAAAAAACGATTTGTAAAATTGGCCTTTTCTGTTAAGAGCAAATTTTCTAAAAAGTCGAATTGTTTCTTTAGGAACAGGACTACCAATAAAATCTTCATCTTCTAAATAGTCAATTATTTCAGAAACTACATCTTCAATATCACGACCTTTACCAATACCTTCAAACTGTCCTATTTGTGAAATTATATTTTCAAAAACATCAGTATTTATTTTTACTTTTTTGTATTCTTTCATTTGTTCTTTTGGGATAATTGGACTATCTTGCCCTAATAGAGCCTCAGTGTTTTCTTTACGGCTTCCATCTCTTGAAAGGGAAGTCACTGTCAAAAACTTATAGCCCAATTCTTTTAATTTATTTTCTTTGCCTTTACTTTTATTTTCATCAATTGTAATAAATTTTATTTTACTATTGTCCATTCTTTCTATTGACCTTAAAGTTTTATCTTTTTCTTTCTTCTCTTTTTCTGTCTTTTCTGGCATCTGCAAATATCTTTTTTTGCGGCTTTCATAATTTTTATATTTCCTGTCGTCAATTTTTTCTTTGTAAATATTTTCAAAATGTGAAGCATATTCATTACCCGAAAGCCCTTCAATTTCTCCTCTTCTAAGTTCTGCTTTTGGTTTTCCTTCTTTATCGGGACTATATTCAGCAGTATCAAACAATTCATCAACATCATAATCTAACATATCTTTTACTTTCAACTGTAAAGTATATTCTTTTAGTTTGTCCGGTAAATTGAAATCTATTCCTCTGTTTTTCTGAACATCGGAGATAGTCATATTCTTAATAGATTTCATTGCTAACTTAGCAGCATTCTGTATGTTATCTTTAAATTCTGGATTTGCTTGCTCTGCCTTCTCTAAAATAAAGGGCAAATCTTTAATTTTAGGATGTTGTGTTGTATTATACTTATCAAATATATAGTATAAAAATTCAGAAATCAATTCTTTCTTTAAGTCTACAACTCTTATTTTTCTGTAAGTTCCGGCTTCCCCTACATCTTTTAATCTAGGCCACTTAATTTCTTGAGCCGCCTTAGATATGCCGAGGGTCATTTATCCCAACTCACATTAACCATTTTGCCCATGCTGCTCCTTTTTGAAGTGCAGAACCAATACCTAGTCCTGCATTTGGAGGTTCATATGTCATCTGTCCATTTTGAGGATTAATCCAATATGGCCTTCCATAATTGTCAGTTCCAGCAGGAGGAACTGGATATCCAGTATTGTTAGGTTGTTGCATTCCCATCATTCCTTGTTGACCCATTCCTTGTTGACCCATTGGCATTCCTCCCATTTGCTGACCTCCATTGTTGAATCCTTGAGATTCTAGATATTGTTGTTTAGCCATTTTTCTTTGATTGATTACTTCTGTATTGATAGCACTTTGTAGAATCTTTTGAATATCTAAATCAATATTTTCTTGAGTTATCTTTTCAAATTCTCTCATAGCATCATTATGAATTCTTAACATTCCAGTAGTAGAATCAGTAGTAAATTGTAGTTTAGCCAACATTTTACTAACTACTCTTTCAACGACATCTTCCATAAGTTTTTCAAAGGTAGATAAAAACACTTCACCATGATATTGAAAAAATTCCTCAACGTGGTTATCTTGTAAAGACAATAAATTATTCACTGTTTTAAATTGTGCATCGTTCTGTGTCTGAACTGCATTCAAAACAGTCCCATTTGAAGTTCCAAAAATACCCATTATTCCTCACCATCTCCTAACAAAAAGTTAATTCTTTTAAAATTATTTTCTATTTCTAACATAAGCCTTTGAGTTTCTTCTTTTCTACTTTCTTCATCGTTTAAAGTAGGCAATTGTATGACCCATCCGGCTCCCGTTAAAGATGCTACATCGTCTTGACTTAAATTAGTTAGCGGTGTTCTTCTCATTATTTGAGGTATTTTAGGTTTAGGAATAAAGGCCTTAAAATCCAACCCATGTTCCTCTGCAAGAATTTGTTGTTGTAGCATTTCCATTTGTTTATGTATAGCAGCATGTCTTTGACAATACGTTCCTCTCATCGGTCTTCCTTTCTCTACTCTATCTAATGGTATTGGAGGTCTAAGATAATCACTAGGTTCCCAAGTTTGAAAAGAACCACAAACTACACACCTATCTTTGTAGTTAAATTTGAATCCATAATTCACAATAAATTTTTTCTTTTCCGGTAGAAGAATTTTTGAAATCTCTTTAAGTTTCTTCTTTGGTTTAATTGAATCGAACTTATATTCTTCTATTGGCCCTGCTGCCCTAAACTGTTCTAGTTTAGGCAAAAAGGCATTTCTTTGCTGCTGCGTATTTATTAAATTTGGCTGCTGATACATCTTTCATTCCTCTTTCTCTTATAGTTCCCATTCTAAATCTTTTAATCCTTTTATGAATAATCTAAGTGAATCATAACCTCTTGATTTTGTGCTAAAGTTATCTTTCTTCCAATTATTATATAACATTTCTACAACCCTTGCATTATCAGTATCTTTTTTAATATATTCTAATATGTTTTTTTTATTTATTTCTGTTGCATCATGTTTTAATATTTTTTCCCACATAATAATCAGTAGTCCTTTATCATAGTAGTTATTCCTCTATACACCATATCGGGTTCTGACTTTGCTGAAACAATAAACTTGTGAGTTGCTATCCCTTTATCATTTAATTTTTTCATCCCATAACTAAAAGGCTCAAATATTTCATGTTTAGTCATTGGTTTTTCTTTATCTAGTTTGTATTTGTCTCCCCAAATATCATGTTTATTCGCCCAAATAGATACTGCTAAAGGATAATCTTTTTCTTTTTTTCTTTTTCCGGAAGGCCAATAATCATTAATTACGATATCTACTAAAAACTTCCATGCTACTTGGTGGTCTAGGTTAGCGTTACTATCTAAATGTCTATGGTCAATCATGAATATAATATACTTAGGTTTTCTAACTTGCATATCTTTTGTCCATTCTTTCCAATAAATTGCTTCTCCTCCTATATCGGAACTCCTAATGGTGTGGGCATCACCATCCAATTTAATTGTTTTTCTTGTAGCCCTGTGCAATCCAACAGTTCTTTCATTTATAGTTTGGACTTCTCCCCTAGTTCTTAATTGATGACTAAGAGTTGTTTTACCAACCATAGTCGCACCATAAACTCCAAAATTAATCGCATGTATTCTTTTGAAAAATGATATTGCTGCTTCTGTTACTACTACGGCAAAGCCAGCAAGCATCGACATTGTAACACCTAATGATTCCACCAGTCAATAACTGCCTCTGTGATGGAACCCATTATGTCTATACCTAAAGCACCCATGATATTTCCAATTAGAAAAAATGACAGAGTAAAGGTAATTCCCCAAAACCAAGCCCTAACTTTCCAAAAAAACAAATCGGCAGAATGCGCCCTACTTTGATTGTATAAGTAGTCTGATTCGCTAAATCCCATTATGTCGGAAAGAACCATCGACTACACCTATGGTTGAATCGTAGATAAGAATTCGTTGCTAATTACGTTGTCTTCATAAGTAGCGGATATAGGGGATTGGTTGGGTAAAGCATATTGATTGTAGTTTTTGACAGTCTCCATAAGTTTCTGTCTTTGTTGTTCCTCTCTTTGCTTTCTATCCCAATAGGCTTGTATTCTTCTATCCAAAAGATAGAGTTCAATTTTATCATTAGCCCATAAGTCAAACATGGCCTTGATGCACATAATAGCACCTACGGTAATCAAACCAAACACAAAGGCGTGAGTCAGTGCATCATACGGAAACAAATTTCCATATTTGGAATAAAAGAATACGTTTGCCCCACTTACTGTTCCTACAAATAAAATAGTCATTACTAATCTAGTATCGTGATTTAATGCTGCCATAATAACACCTCAATTGAACTCAATAGAAACGTTAGCCGTAGAACTTCCTGCTTCCGCTACTTCCAAAAATATTCCATTCCTACATAGAACACCATGCATATCATATTCTAAGTTGTAATGACCATTAGTTGCTTGATGTATTCTAGCAAGTTCTGTTCCAGTATTATCAGTTCCATTGAAAACCTTAACTGTTACTGCATCTCCTCCAGAGATTGAAATTGCAGCGTGTATGCTAACCAACTTTGCTTGTTCACTATTTACAATTGCACTTGCGCCTAAGACACCACTACTTCTGCATCCACCTATACCTGCCATATGCTCACCTATTCGTTGGACTAAAGGCCAACCTATTTAATGTGCCGGTAATTTAAGCCGAAGACTTTGAATTTTTCTTTGCCTTTGGTTTAGTTTTTGGCTTAGGTTTTGCTTTAGGTTTTGGTAGTAAAGCGTCACAAAGAGATTGATGACTTAATGTTTCAATTCCTGCTTCTTTACAACCTGCTTCCATAAGCCTGTTTGTTAGTGCCATAAGTTCTTCCCTATCTGATTCTTCAAAAGTAAAGAAAAGATTACTATCGGAAAGCCTCACGATTGCCCATCTTACTGAGCAACCGTGAGACTCTTCTTTAGATATCTCTATTTTCGGAGTTATTTTGAAATAGGGCATAGTGGCTTCATCGCTTAATTTAACTGAAACCAATTAAATCCCTCAAGCAATTTGTCCGTATGCTCTAACTCTAATCATTCCTACGTCTTCATCTCCGGCTGCTTGACCATTAGTTCCGTCAAGGTCGGTTACAAAAATTTGGAAAGATGAACTCGAAGCATAATCTCCAGATGAATCAACTTCTATTACTGCTGTTCTTGCAACTCCGTTTTCTACACCTGTAATCATAACTGCGGTAACTGTTGCTAATGAAAGTTCAGAAGCAAGAACTACTTCCCCGTTAGTCGTATATGCTTGAACATTGATTTGTGCATCAACAACATATTCATCTCCATGTACCCTTGGTCTACTGAAACCTTTATGGTCAGCAATTAGCGTTGTAGTGTGACCCATTCAAATCACCTTACTGGCCGATTGCTTGGAAGTAGACTACATCACCGCTAACACAATGGATAGCAACATCTCCACTTGCTAGTGGTAAATCAGCGTTAACTACTGCTGCTGCTGCTTCTTCTGCTGAACCCTTGTGGGTAAATACTAGACTTTCTACTGATGATAGTCCGGTTTCAATATTTCCATCGGTTGAATCGGATGTAGTTTGTCCACATACCAATTTTCTGTTTCCTTCTAAATTCATTTCCAAATGTATTACTGTACTAAATGCCATAATTTATCCTCTCCTTTTTTCCTCACTGTATGTTTGTTATTTTTCCTTGACCCTTAAAGAAGGAACAACCTACTTCTCCGATTGTTCGGTACAGGGCTCTGTTTCCTAGAGTTCCCACACCGAATGGGTTTCCATTAGCAATACCATCTTCGAAGTATTGTGTTGGTTTCATGACAGAGAGCCATAGGTGGTCTGTGTCAAGGAATAGCAAATCGCTTAGTTTAGATGAAGCATTTCCTGTTTGAGCCATGTCCTTTACTGGAATTAGTGGGATATCGTAGTATGTTGCCACACGGAAACCTACTTCTTGTCCTTTAACTCCACGAACACCGTTAACTGTTGGAACAATTTCTTTTCTATCCATGAATCGCTCTTGGCTTTGTAGCAAATCAGCGATTGCTTGGATTGTATCATATCCAGTTAGGATAACTTTTGGTGAACCACCAGCAAGTCGCAAGTTTCGAACCATGTCATTAAGACGGGTTAAAGTCAAACTGCGAACATTTCCTGCGGTATAATCAGTTCCGAAATCAACTTCTGCATCCAAGAAAGAAGCAGCAGAAAATCTTTCACTTCCGTAAATCTTTCCTAGTGCATTAGAAGCAGAAGCAGTATCAGTAGCAATAACGCCACCATCAATTAGCAAAAGTTCTGCTCTTGAAGTAACTACTTTGTTCAATGATGTCAAGTTGTTAGCAATATTTGGCATTGCGGATGATTCTCCATAATGCTCTAGTGGCATAACCAACATTTTGTTTTGAACTTCTGCGTGATGCTTACCCATATCTTCTCTCATTTGCGCTCTGATGTCGCCAATTCCGTCGTCAATTTGTGCCATTTCCATAGCAAGTTCTGAGAAGTCAAATTGGTGAGCAACTACTTTTGGACTCATGTTCAATTGAGCATAAGTTGGAGCAATTGGCCCTAGACCATCTTGTGCAGTTGAAAGACCAGCGTTTTCTGGAACACCACCAATCATATCTGCTCTTGGACTGTCTGAACCTAATTCTGCTAAGTTCTCTGTTCCGCTTGCATCAACAGTGAATGTGTTTCCGCTTCCACCAGCAGGACGGCTTTTCAAAACTCTCCAACCACTAGAAGTATATGGCCTCTTTGAAATCATAGACAAAGCGTTAACTTCTCTGTTCAACATAGACCAAACTTTTTGTCCATATACAACATTGTAAAGTGCGCTAACGTCAGATACTCCGCTACCGGAAAAGTTCGGGCCACCATCATGACCAGTGTGAACTCCTCCAACCATTCCGGCTTGCTTCAACAAAGCATTACCGGCTGGCAAGTTCATTCCGTAAGTTTGTGCTTCCAAATCTGCTATTGTGTTAATATATCCACTCATTTTAAATTCCTCCTACCATTTTGTGAATGTCTGACCAATCCATTTCAGCCATCTCATCCATACTTGGGAGTTTGATTGCGGATTCCTCTTGTGCCTTTAGGATTGTTTCCTTTTCAGCAGTTAGGGATTTTCGCAATTGTGTAAATTCTTCCTTAAGGGAATGAATTTCTGCTTGTGCATCATAGTTTTGCTTTGCGAGAACATTTTCTCGGTTTGTGATTTCTGTTTCAAATCTAGCCTCAAAGGACTTCTTTAGATTATCATAAGCCAATTTTTCAAGTTGTTCTTGACGGAATGCTTCGTATGCTTTCTCGATGTTTGAATTTGACAAATCAAGAGTATCGAACTCTCCATTTTCAAAAGCCTTTACGACTGGCATATCTGATGCTTTTGGCTTGCCGCCTTCAATAATGATTCGGTCTGCTGGCTCTCCAATTTGATTTCCAGCACCATCGACTGTTGGAACGTAGGCTTTGTTTTCATCATCCATGTATTCGCCCATGTTTTCTTCTTCATCATCGGCCATTTCCATTTCATCTTTCTTTTCATACATGCCTTTTTCTTTATCCATGTCCATCATTTCTTCGGTGTCCGGCTTTGCAGCCATCTCTTCGTCTTCCTTGAGCATATCAACCTCTTTCAATAGGGTGTTCAATTCCTCAAGTGCTTTTTCTAGTTTATCACTCATTTTTATTTCTCCTTTTTCTTGTTTTAAAATATCAAACTTCGCTTCGGGGTTAATTCCTTTTTCACATATTGTAACTTCATGTAGTTCTAGTTTGCTGATTTCGTTATAGTCCCCTACTTCTTCGTTGCTTTTCTTTACTTTTTGTAGTGCTTGTCCACCTATACTAAAAGACCTCAAACTCCCTTTGCGAATTCCTCTTCCCACTTCTTTTGCTTTTTCGATGTCATCCCTTAACTTAATTACTACAAAAAATCCCACATCGTCTACTTCTGATTTCCATAGTTTTCCTGTTTTGTCTCGGTATGAATCTATTACTTCTCCCACTTGAACATTTGAATGGTTTGTCATTACATTCCTAAATTTTGGCTCATTCATGAATTTATTTACTGCTTCTTTCAATGCTTTTAGTGTAATCAAATCATTTTGCTTGTCAACGATTTCGATACTAGCATAACCCCCAATCATCAGTTCGTCACTTTTGAGGATTGTAAAATCATCATGTCTTATAGCCATTACCTCATTCGGCATTTCTTTCATCCCAGAGTTTTTAACTCTTCATATATAAAAGAA